ATGCCCAGCCGCGATTGGAAACGATGGTGGCGGATCACGCTGGATCGTTTGGTTTTGAGGTGGCTGAATGGTCTGCCCAATACCTGAATATGGATTTGATGGATTGGCAGAAGCGCGTTTTAGATGGTCAGTTGGCGTTTGGTGATGATGGTGATTTGTTGCATCGGTATTCTTTGGTTTCGACTGCGCGGCAGAACGGTAAAACTGTTGCGTTGGCTGCGCTTGTTGGCTGGTGGTTGACTTCGATGGCTGGTGTGCGTGATAAACCGCAAACTGTTTTGTCTACGGCGCATCGCTTGGATTTGGCGGTCATGTTGTATGACTATTTGGCACCGATTTTGCAAAAAAGTTTTAACGCAAAATTGATGTCTAGTTATGGTCGCAATAGTGTCACGATGCCTGATGGGTCACGCTGGTTTATTCGGGCCGCTAACAATTCGGTTGGTCACGGCATGTCAGCCAGCCTGATAGTGGCTGACGAATGTTGGGACATCAACCGCGAAGTAGTCGATGGCGGTTTGTTGCCAGCGCAACGCGCACAACGATCACCATTATTGTCTATGTGGTCTACTGCTGGAACGGAAGCATCAACCGCGATGTTGCGTTGGCGTGAACAAGGATTGCGACAGATTGACAAACATGAACCGTCAACACTTTATTTTGCGGAATGGTCACCGCCGCCAGACTTATCACCGATGAATCCACAGGCTTGGCCATATGCGAATCCTGCATTGGGCACGACATTAGACATGAAAACAATTGCAGCAGAATCCGAAAATCCTGACCGCATAAGTTTCTTAAGGGCATCGTGCAATTTATGGGTGGCCAGCGATAAATCATGGATTCAGCCAGGAATTTGGACAGAACTGGAATATGCCGATCCGATACCTGCTGGCGGTGTCGTCGCCATCGAATCATCGCTAACAGACGAACGCTATTTCGGTGTCAGATCGGTTGTATTGCCTGATCGTCGCACGATCGTCACGGTCGCATTCGTTGCTGACACCTACGACCAAATGTTGAACGAAGTCAACCAAATTGCCAAAGATTCAACAGTCAAATTTGCGATCAGTCCATCAATCGACATTCATTGGCCAACCGCGTTAGAGCGCCGCCGCATCGTCGTTGGATACGCAGAAATTTTAAAATTTACGCCGCGCATAAGGTCAATGATTCACGAAAAACTGTTGTGGCACACAGGCGAAACAATGCTGGCTGAACATGTCCAGCGTGCCGTCGCAGTCAGGTCACAAAACAGCATCGCGTTATCGTCGCAACGATCACCAGGCCCAATCGAATTAGCGCGCTGTCTAGTGTGGTCAGCGGCGCTGGCATCACGACCAACCACAACAGGGAAACCGATGATTGTTGTTGCAGGTGGCTAGTATTTCGTCGGGCGGCCGTTAGGTTCTTACTTTCTCGGTTGATGCTTGGCGGTCGCCTATACACAACGGTCAAATAGTTTGGTGGCATACTTAGCGCATGGGCATTTTTAATCGCACAGTAAGCAAGGCCGCAATTTCACCGCAACCACAAAAAGCGGCTGCTGCTGGTTCCGCTAGTTATTACACAAACAGTGTGAACAATGGTGGCGCGCAAATGATCGGCCAATATTACTCATACATTGAAGGGCCTGCGCGCAATCGTGCAATGAGTGTGCCAACAATTAGCCGCGCACGCGATCTAATGGCCAGCGTCATTAGTTGCATGAATTTAAAAATGTACACCGAAATTTGGAACGGTAACGAAATGGAAAAAGTGCCATTAGCGCCACGAACCTGGTTGCGCCGCATCGATCCAAGTGTTCCAAATTCATTTCTTTTGGCTTGGTTATTTGACGATTTATTTTTTTTTGGCAGATCGTTTCTCTATGTGACGGCAAGAACGGCCGACAATTACCCAACGGCATTTACACGCATACCTGCGGCGATGATTCAAACATTGGATCAAACAGGGCCAGTTTGGTTTGCGCCATCAAAACAAATCATGTTTCAAGGCGCGGAACTAAATCCTGACGATGTAATCCAATTTTTGTCACCGATACAAGGCATTATTTACATGTCGGAACAAGCCGTTGCAACCGCGTTAAAACTAGAAAACGCACGCTACAGAAACGCATCATCGGCCATTCCTGCTGGCGTACTTCGACAAACAGGCGGCGAACCGTTAAGCGCACAAGAACTAGCAGATTTGGCGGCATCATTTAACGCAGCACGGGAAACAAACCAAACAGCCGCACTAAACGAATTTGTGACCTACACAGAAACATTGACATCACCTGACAAAATGCTGTTGATTGACAGCGCCGAATTTCAGGCAATGGAAATGACAAGACTTTGCAATATTCCGCCATATTTGGCTGGTGTAAGCGTCGGATCGTATTCATACCAGTCATCTGCGGAATCGCGCATGGATTTATGGACATTCGGTGTTCGCGCTTATGCGGATTGCATCGCTGGCACACTCAGCCAAAACAATGTGCTACCTAACGGCACCTATGTTGAATTTGATGTAGAACAATATTTGAAAGGCGAATACTCAATGAACGAAATGCGCGAAACACCTGATGACGAAAGTGTAGTATCACCAACATGATCAAATTAGTCCCCTCACAGATCACGGTTGATGCGGCAGCGGCAGACGGATTGCCGCGCCGATCAATCAGCGGTGTCGCAGTCACCTATGACGAAACAGCCACAGTTTCGGACGGAACACGGGTACGATTTTTGCAAGGGTCGCTACCAGTCACGGGTCGCGACCCGAAACTGTTTATGCAGCACGATTCGACCCAAATTATTGGCAAATTGGTTGAACGCGTAGACACGCCACAAGGCATGATGTTCACAGCCAAAATAAGTGCCACACGGCTAGGCGACGAAGCGTTAACGCTGGCAAATGACGGCGTAATAGATGCCGTTTCAGTAGGCGTGAATCCGATCAAATTTAGTTACGACGACGATGGCATCATGATTATTGAATCGGCTGACTGGCAAGAATTATCGCTAGTCAGTCAAGGCGCTTTTAGCGGCGCAATCATTGAACAGGTTGCGGCCAGCAAACCAGTCGATGAGACTATCCACGAAACACCAGTAGAACCTGCTATACAATCAGATCAAGACACAACAAATGAGGAAAACAACATGACCGACAAAATCGAAACACCAGTAGTTGAAGCAGCAGCACAATCAACTGTTGACAAACTTTGGGCACAACCGAAACAAGAATTTAAAATGCCATCAGCAGGCGAATATCTTGCCGCGATGCACATTGGCGGCGAAACATTTGCAAAAGTCAATTCGGCATTTCAAGAATCAAACCGCAAGCGTCAATCAGCGTTGCAAGCAGCCGCTGGCGACATCGCCACGACTGACACACCTGGTTTGTTGCCAGTTCCAGTTCTCGGCCCACTATTTCAAGATTTGAATTTTGTGCGGCCAGTTGTTTCAGCATTGGGCGCACGCGCTATGCCGAACACACCAAGCAAAACATTTATTCGACCAACAATCACAACGCACACCAGCGCCGCATTGACAAGCGAATTCGGTGCGCCATCGGCAACAACAATGGTCATCGCATCAAACACAGTTACAAAAACAACTGTTGCAGGACAAGTTACATTGTCGGTTCAAGACATGGATTTCACCGATCCAGCAGCGATGAACCTGATTTTGAATGACTTGGCTGGCGAATATTTGATTGCAACAGACAACATCGCAGCAGACAACATGGCGACTGGTGCAACAGCATCAGGATCAACATGGACAGTCACAGCAGGCGACCCAACCACATTGATCAACAGTTTGTTTGACGCGGCACGAGAAATCGCAGAGGACAGCAACTATTTCCCGACACACTTGTTTGTTTCGCCTGATGTATGGCAGAAACTTGGCAGCCAATTAGACGATGCAAAACGGCCGTTGTTCCCAGCGGTCAATGGTCAAAACTTTGTTCAACAAAACGGTCTTGGCACGGCATCAGGAAATCTGACCTACAACGCAATGAATCCACTTGGCTTGCAACTTGTTGTTGACAACAATTTTGCAGCAGGCACAATGTTTGTGGTTTATGCACCAGGTTTCGAAGTGTACGAACAGCAAAAAGGAATCATGTCGATTGAAAATCCTGGCACGCTGTCACGCACATTCAGTTACTACGGTTATTTTGCGACATTTGTTGCAAAATCATCGTTCATTCAATACATCGTCGTTAGCGGTTAGTCAAGTAGCGGCGTAACCGCTATGGCAACATATAAAACAGCCACAAAACAATTATTAGACAACTACGCGTGCATTTCTACGCTTGAACCGTCAGAAATCGCGCTAGGCGAATCAATCGCAGTTTCAGTTTTGGCTGCGCCATTCACAGGAACATTTACCGTTCTAGCACTACCGCAATACAAATTTATTGGTGTTGATGGTGAAACTGGCGAACTTTTATATAACACAAATATCGCTGTACCAAATCAATTGTTGTACTCATGCACAGGTAGCGATGTCGAATTTGGTGTCGATTATTCAGGTGTTGTCACATACACGCAGGTCTGCACATGGATTACAGCACAGGACATTGAGGATTGGATCGGCATAGGCACAGCAACGGCAGGCGACACAACATTCCTAACTATCTGTGCAGCCGCATCGAATGCGTTTTGTTACCGTCGCAGGCAGGAAGTCGGATATTTTGACAGCCTGACAACTGTGCCAAGTCAAGATGTCAAACTAGCAACCATCATGTATGGTGGCGCGCTGTACCGCCAACGCGGATCAATAACGGATTTTGCATCATTTGACGGCATGGCCACAGGATCAACAAACGGTTTGTCGCCATTGGTTAAACAATTGTTAGGTGTTGACCGTCCACAGGTGGCCTGATGCCTGTTGCATTTACCGATTTGTTTAATGAGGCGCTAGACGATCTGACAGCCACGCTGACAGCCGTTAGCGGCCTACAGGTAGTCAACGACCCTAGAAACCTTGTGCCGCCATGCGTGTTCATTGACGCGCCATCGTTTGACGCTTGGAATTACAACATCGTCAAATTGATGTTTCCCGTCAAAATTATCACGCTAGGGCCAGCAAACTTAGACGCGCAAAGATCGCTACTCAACATTATGTCGAAAGTGCTGACAGCCAATATTGCCGTTACCGATGGCAGGCCGACTAGTACGCTTATAGGCGGCGTTGAATATCCAAGTTACGAAGTGACCGCAAATGTTCAAGCACAAACGGCATAGGAAACAAACATGGCAAATTACATAGTTACATCGGCAAGACTCGCAGGTTTTAAACCTGGCGATGTTGTTACCAGCGCCGATCTAGATGGCGTAAACATTGACGCGCTAGTCGAAGGCGGCCATATATCCACACAGGCTGTTAAAAAATCTGCTAAAACTAAAGACACAAACGAAAAGGAATAAATTATGGCGACAAGTGTTTATCTCAGCAATCCGAATGTGACCATCAACAGCGTTGATTTGCGTGACCAATGCACCAGCGCAACATTGAACTATGTTTACGAACAACTAGAAACAACCGCGTTCGGTGACTCAGCACGCAAATTTGGTGGATCATCGGTGACATCGTTGCAAAACAACAGCGTCGAAATTGAACTGTACCAATCCTACGCAGGCAGCGAAACTGAGGCCACAATCTACGGTTTGGTCGGTATTCAAACAAACATCGTGCTTGCACCAGCAACTGGCGCAGCATCGGCAACAAATCCGATCTACACATTGACAGGCGCTTACCTTGAATCGCACACACCGATTAACGCATCACTTGGCGAACTGTCGACAATCACGCTGACATTTACTGGCGGCGTATTGACTAAAGCGGTCGCGTGATCGCGCGGCATTGGCCGCTGAAAACTAACAAAACAAGCCAGTCTGATAAAGGCTGTACCGAGAAAGGCAACTAATGCAACTATCACTAGAAGTGCAATTTCTTGATGGAAGCGATCCAGTCACAGTTGAAACAACATTGTTCACGACTGTTTTATGGGAACGCAAATACAAACGCAAAGCATCAGAACTTGGCAGCGCCATTGGTCAAGAGGATTTAGCGTATTTGGCTTACGAAGCATCAAAACTTTCTGGTGTTATCGTGCCAGCGATATTTGATGATTATTTAAAATCGTTGAAGTCTTGTCTGCCAATGGCGGTCAATGACCCAAAAGTAGGCGCGGTTCATACCGCTACGGATTAGCGCAGATTCTTGTGGCGACTGGTTTTTGGCCTGCTGAAATATCGTTTGAAATTGACGATATGAACACGGTTATCGAATTGATTAACAAAGAACGCAAGGCCCGAAATGGCTGACAGCATTAGCGCTAGCACAACAGTTGTCGGTGTCAAAGATGCGTTGCGCGTATTGAACAGCATCGACAAACAGGCGCGCCGCGATTTGACAAAAGATTTTAAACAGATCACCGCACCAGTCACAAACGACATAAAAGCCAAATTGCCGAAATCCGCACCGCTGTCAGGCATGGCGCGCAAATGGACAACAGCGTCAGGTTTTCAAATGTTTCCGTACAGCGACAAACAAAACAAAGTTGCGTCAGGTGTATCAGGTAAAAAGGTCAGGGAATTTCGTGGCGCGTCAACAAACCTGGCAACATTCTTTGTGCGTTACACAGGCCCTAGTGCGGCGCTGTTAGACATGTCAGGCAAAGGCAAAGTGCCAACACGACAAGGCGGTCAAATGGTGCAAAGTTTAAGCGCCAAATATGGCACCGCATCACGATTTGTTTGGCCAGCATGGGAACGAAACAAAAACCAAGTCGAAGGCGAAGTTGAAACATTGATTGATCGACTGATGGAACGCGTGCGAAAGGAACTGAACTAATGGCTGTATCCATACCCATTGTCACCGAATTTGATGGCAAAGGCATATCAAAGGCAATGGCCGAATTTAAACAGTTGGAAGGCGCTGGCGCTAAATCTGCGTTCGCGTTAAAAAAAGCAATGTTGCCAGCGATCGGTGTTTTGGGTGGTTTGGCAACAGGTTTAGGTTTGGCAACCAAATCGGCTGCTGAGGATCAAAAAGCGCAGGAACTTTTAGCGCAACAGTTACGAACCAGCGCTGGCGCTACTGAGGAAGCCATCGCCGCCAATGAGGATTTTATTTCGGGCATGTCACGCGCGTTTGCGGTCGCTGATGACCAGTTGAGGCCAGCGATGTCAAATCTAGTTAGATCGACTGGATCGGTTGAGGCTGCACAAGATTTGATGAACACAGCGTTAGACATCAGCGCGGCAACAGGCAAAGATTTAGAAACTGTCACGCTGGCATTAGGCAAAGCGTATAACGGGTCAACTGCTGCGCTAACAAAATTAGACCCGTCATTGAAAGGCGTTATTGATTCTGAATCAAGCATGCAGGAAATTACTGAGGCGTTGGCGACATCGTTTGGTGGTGCTGCAACAACAGCGGCGATGTCATTCGAGGGCCGTATGGCTGGAATGAAAATAGCGATGGACGAAACCAAAGAATCAATCGGAATGGCATTGTTGCCCGTGTTGCAAAAATTGTTGGAATTGTTAGAACCAATGGCGGAATGGGCACAAGAAAACACGACAACATTTTTGATTATTGCTGGCGTGATTGGCGGTTTTGCGGCCGCCATCGTGGTCGCCAATGTTGCAATTAAAGCCTGGACTATCGCCACACAGATCGCCACAGGCGCGCAGGCTGCGTTTAATTTTGTTATGTCAGCCAATCCGATTGCGCTAGTCATTTTGGG